TTAAAGAATTTAGTTAACATATTAACTAATTCCGGAGACATATCTAATTTAGAGTGTACTATATCTCCTGTTATTACACAAATGCTGGAATCAGTTGCATGTTGTGCAATATGTAAAAATAAGTTATCAAATACTTCTCGATATTCTTTATGACGTTTTAATGTTCGTATATGAATATCAGAAATATGAAATATTTTATCAATCGATTGTATATCGCAATTTAATGTTTTTATTTCCATAATAAATTCATTCGTAGCTCCATCATTCTTTCAAATGAGAAACTGGGTGTGTCACTAATTTTTTTACTAATATTTTTAAATCCAATTTCATTTGGATCTTGTTCATTTAATTCTATAAAATATACATTTAATCCTTCTGACATAAATTTTTCTGAAATATTTAATGCATTTTGAATTGCATCAGAATCTAAACAAATGTATATATCTTTAACTCGTTCTTCTATAATCTTTTTTTGTAATGTAGGTTGTATAATTTTACCAAATAATGGTATTGCATTTCTTTTAATCGTAATAGCATCAAATGCACCTTCACATAAAATAATTGGCTCATTCCAATTTATTAACATTTCAAAACCTATTATATCTTTTGAAACTTGCGGATTCTTATGTTTCTGTAGATCATCTTTATAAAATGCTCTAGATACAAAATAATTTAATTGACCGTTACAATCATAACTTGGTATTATTATTTTACCTGAATATAATCCAGATTCAGCATAACCTATTCTATATCTAATAATATCAAATATAGTTATTCCACGTTGTTTTAAATAATAAATTGCATTTTTATAATCTGGAGTATTTTTTGTTATCCATAAAGGACGATATTCTTCTGGTAATTGTAAAGAATATACTTTAGCTGATGATTCAGTATCTCTATAACGTGTTACTTCAATTATTCTTTTTAATTTTTCATACGTTTCTTTTGGTACCTTTAATTGCTTAAATAAAGAAGCAATACTTCTTCCTTTTTTATCAGATATCCAGCAATGCCACGGATTTTGGCCATCTGTTGATGTATTTAAGTTAACTTCTAGTTTTGGTTTATAATGCGAAACAAATGGAGAGAAAAATGCGATATTATCTCCAGATGTTGGCTTTCCTTTACCTAGTACAGATTCTAACAGTTGAAGTAACTTTAAATTCTTCATATAATAAAATTATAAGTAAATTTTGGGAGTAATCAAAGATTCTGGATATATTATTATATTATAATATTGGTTAGACACATTAAAAATAGTCTAACGATTCATCTTTTAATTTATTTCATTTCATTTAAAGATTTCATCTTTTGTATTAAATACAATTAGAAAATAATGAAAATTTTTCAATTATCCAATTAAAATGTAAAAAAACTTTTTGGATCTTTAACTTCTTCTCCTTGTTTTAAACATTCTTCAAGCCATTCTTGTGGTATCTCTTTTTTTGCAACATGTTGTATACCTAGTTTATTTGCATATACTTCATATGTTGTTTTTGATCCTTTTGATATTTTTTGATTTGGATTCTGAAATACTATTCGCAAATCTATACCAGGATTTGAAGCTAATACATGTTTCATTTTTTGTCTATCAACACTTGTCCACCTTCCTTTTGTTTCAATATACATGATTTCTCCATTCTTTTTTGTAAAAATAAAATCCGGTGTATATTTTGAATTTTTCTGTGGAACTATATAGTGTAACGTTTCTGTTTCATAATTTACAGGATAATTTGCTTCAGTAATTTGTTCAGAAACTTTTAATTCTAATCCTGATCTATAACCATATTTATATGCCGCTTGGCGTTGTTTATTATTAGCGGTGTGCCAATGATTTTTTTTCATAACTTATATTGATTTTGCTATTTTTGCAGCTGAAATTACAGCTTTCATATCAGATGGAAATTGTTTTATTTTTTGTTCCCATGGACCGTCTACAGCAGTACGATATATTTTTCTCGAAGGATCAGTTGGGAATACATATCCATAATTTTCTTCTTTATTGTTATTATTCCAATAATCACGCAATGATATTCCATTATCTAACTCACCTTCAGTATTAAATTTACCAACATTTCTATCGCCTTCGATAGTATTTTTACTAAAATCTTTAATACCTTCAATTAACTTCCAACCACTCCAAACTCCCGTCCATTTAGCATTACTATCACCAGATACCCATGTTCCCTTTAAAGGGGTTTTATTAACATTAATTGTTCCTACGTACTTAGCTCCATCATCCCAATTTATAGTTTGTATTTCTTGATCATCAATTGATTGATCATCTTGATTATTCGTTGATTCACTATCTTTTTCATCTCTTAATTTTATAAGTAAATCAGCTGTTTGTTTGTCTACAAAACCAGATGGTGGTAATCCGTTATCTTTTTGAAAATTTATTACTGCTGTTTCAGTAGTAGTTCCAAAATCACCATCTATACCATCTTTATTTTCCCCATATGTTCCTAAATCATACCCTAACGTTTTTAAAGCTGATTGTAATGTTTCTACATTTTTTCCACTATCACCAAGTCGTAATCCTTCTGGTTTCCAATTTAGAGATTTATTTCTAGCTGCTAAATGTATATGATTATAATGATTGTCAACTCTCCATATAAATTGATAACGTATACCATCAATTGTTTTATTGATATACCCTCCTGTTTTAGGATCTTGTATACCAATTGAGTCTAAAGCTGCTCTAAATACATTATCTCCAACTGTATTTTCAAGATCTTTGCCAGAAACATTTGGGAAGCCTACAATATCAACACCATATGAGTCTTTAGATCCAGTCCAATGATCACTTCGTCTACCAGATTTTGTTGTTGATTCATCACGTTTTAATGATGAAATTTTAATATCTGGAAATTTTTTCTTTAAAGCAGAAAATAATCCTAACAGTTTTCCCATGGTCCCACCCCACGAATCATTGATTCCTCCAGGCTTTGCTGCTGATATTCCATATGTTGAACTACCATTAAAAGATTGTATTTTTTCAATATCAACTGTATCATCTATAGTATCATCTTCTTCGTCATCTTCATCATCAACATCTTGATCAATTATTTCTACATCATCTGGATCTATTTGTTGATCAACATCAATTGATTTATCTTTTTGATTTGATTTTTTAATAATTTGTGCATCATCTGTTTGTTGTTGATTTGGAAAATATATACTTATATTTCCTATTTCATATGAAGATGGATCATCATCATCTTGTTTTTCTACAACAAAAACATTAACTACTTGTTTTCCTTTTCTATCTTTTATAGGATTACCTACAATGTATTTATATTTTCCATTATTAAATCTAGATATAGATCCAAATTGAGATGATTGATTTATAGAATCTATAATATCATTTTTAGTCATTCTAGATCCACGTTCTTTACGAACTAATTTAAATCCAGAAACATATCCTGGTTTTGATTTTACTAATCTTTTATCACCAGGCGATAATGGTAATATTTTAGTAACTGTTTTTTGTTCTTGTAGAATTTTCTGATATTCTTCTTGTATTATTTTATCGAATGTCTTCATTTTATATAAATATTACCAATCTATCATTACAAGATTTCCGTTCCATGTCATTATGTTATCTGGTTTGAAATCCAATGATAATTTTAAGTCTCCAATTCCTGTTTTTGCAACTTGTTGTTCTAATGCTCTTAAAAAACTTACAAATTTTGGAGAATAATTTCTTGCTGCGTCTGTATTTAAATAATCAAAAATACTTGTTTCTGGACCTTCACTTCTAGCATAATCCTTATAATCTTCATAAAAACGTGTAATTTCACGTTCATCTGCTGGAGATAATTTATTAGCTTTATTCATTATATACATACGTTTTGAACTATCTGAATAATGTACTGGAACAAATGTATTAAATTCTCCATACCGACCTACAATTACATCAGCTACTGCAGTTTCGTCTGGTTCTGTTGTTATTTTTAATAAATAATCTTCATCATTTATTTGGTATACTTTACCATTATCACCTCGAGCAAAAAAAGTAATTTCTTTGTTTTTAATTTTATTTAATAATCTAGAAGATTCTTCTTCTGTTATTTCTCGCAATATTTGTTTTAATTTTTTCATTAGCTAAATTTCGATTTATCTAAATCTATATTAATTAAAAAACTCATATCTACATCATTTCTTTTTCTGATAGGAGTAGCTAATTTTCCTATCATTAACAATTG